AAAACTCATGCAAGATGTCCTCTGGACTATCAATTGTTGCTAACACTTCATCGTCGTTTAGCAGACGCATTTCCCCACCATCTATTTTGATTCGGCTGCCTGCATATCTTGCAAACATAACCCAATCTTTCTCCTTGCACCACGGACCCTCAGGATACCTCTCTTTATCCTTATAACACTGCGGACCCATAGCCATTACTAAACCAACCTGTGATGCAACTTGCTGTCTCTCTAAAGTTGTTTCAGCTAAATGTATTCCACCTTTAGTTGTTTCTTTCATTTTAAAAGGTAAAACTAAAAGTCTCCAACCTGTTGGTTTTGGTAATTTTGGTTCTTCTTTTTTTGATTCAACCCCTACTAATTTCTTTTTTGGCACTTTAATTTTTTGACTTGGGGTCAATATTGATGACTGTTCCTTTTCCATTTTGCTCCTTATCTTCTAGCAGGTTAGAGAGTTCCTGTAGTGTTGCCTCTATGGCAGCTATTTGCCCTACTATATATCTATATTTTTCCATATTGTCAATACTGCCTGACGTTATTGATATAGACAAAGCATCGGCTCTTGTTTTTAAAAACTTAATTAGTTTTGTTATGACGGTTTCTAATTGCATTTTTGCCTTTCTTAAAAATTGCAGCGACTTTATTTTTACCCATAACCTTGGCTCGCTGTTCTCCAACGGTTAGAATTTGTATTTTTCTAGCAAAAGGTTTGCTTATACGTTTTACTTTTGCAACAGTTGCTCTTGCATCTGTTGGTGTTGCAAATTTTATACGGACAGTATCTTTAGGATTCTCGTCCGTATAAAGTCTTCTACCAGACCCTTTTGGTTTTTTACCCGTTCCTTTTTTTGGATCCGCCACGTAAAGCTCCTTGTAACATTTTCTTTTGTTTAGTATGGGCTTTAACTGCCTTACCAAGTCCCTTTATGACTTTTTTTATTTTTTTATTTCTACCATTTTTTAACATTTCCATCTCCTTCTTGCCTGACGTAGTCTAGAATTAGGATCTCTAGCAGCTTTAGGAAACTTTTTCATTTGGCCTGCGCTTCTTGCACAGAATGATTTACGTCGTTTAGCAGCTTTTGATCCTGGTTTTACTTTACCAGTCACGGCTGTTTTTAGTTTAGAGCCAGGATTTAATCTTCTATAGGCTTTGACCCCAGCTTTAGTCATACCTGCTCCAGACTTTGTAGGTCTAAAGTTTTTTTTATTTCTAGGTGGCATACCACCTTTTGATAATTTTGCTCTTATTTGAAAGTCTGTTCTCAAACCATTCCTCCGAATCCCATTTTTTTTCTTTTTGAAAATGTTGCAACATTAGTTGGTTTACCACCAACACCTTGTGCAACTGCTCTTTTTCTAGAAACTGCTGATCGTCTTTGCCCTTCTGTCATACGTCTTGCTTTAGCAAGTGGGACACATTTTGGATACTTACGTTTTGCATCTGCTTTCTGTTTTGATCTTCCACATTTAGAAAAAGATCCATCCTTCTTCTTGCTACCAATGTCTACCCATTGTTGCTTGAACCATTTATCAAGTCCATTCTTTGCCATGGCACTACGAGTTCTTTCCGATAGCGTCTCTATTCATTCCTCTAAGGCAGACACCGCCACCTTTTCTATACATAGCACGGGGTTTACTAATCATTCCACCACCTTTTACAGCCACGCCGTATTTTTTTTCTTCTATTCTTTTTTTATCTTGTCTCATTTGTTCTTTTCTTCTTTCAAGAAATCTTTTTTTATCCATTTCATTTCTTACTTTATTATATGTTTCAAATTCTTTTTCTCCTATGGATTTCATCCTGTCAGCTCCGCCACCTTTTCTTAAACCTTGTCTTTTTAATCTTTGAGTAGCTTCCATTAAACCACCACCCATTTTTTCTACTCTTAAACTTCCTCTAATTGGAAGTGGTTTTCTACTTACTGGTCTACCTTTACGAGGTCCGCCTTTTATAATTTTTTCAGGACCTTTTAAATTTGTTAGTTTTTCTTTTCTTCTCTCTAAAACTTGTTCTCTTCTTTTTGGACCCATTACCATTGAGCCACCTTCTGCAGCAGGTTTACGTCCTTTAAAATCTTTTCTTTTTACACCAGAGGGATCTTTGATTTTACCAGCACAAATTTTAGAAGCGTATGCGTTCGCGTATGCGCTGGGATATACCTTGAATTTTCTTTTCGCTGCGGCTTTACCTCTAGGACATAGTTTAGTCATTATGCTCCTATAAATTTTTTAATCTTCTTAGAAGTTTTACCAGATAGTTCTGGCATTATTTTATTTGGTTTCTCACCTTTTAAAAGTGTTGTGTATGTTTTACCTTTGTGTGTATAAGTTTTCTTACCCATTTTTCTAGCAAGTTTAAATTTTGCACCTCTGTCAGTTAACTGTTGACTTTTGTCTCCAACACGAGCTCTTTCTCTATCAGACATTCTTTTCTTAGCTGCTTTAACTTCTGAAGCTTTCTTTGTAGAATATTCTAATTTACCTTTAGTCTTGTCATTTCTAGTTGATGTAAAAGTTTTTTGTTTATTTTTTCTAGCTTTATCAAATTGCTCACCAAAAGTTGGTGCAATTTTTTTTCTAACTTTACCAATAAGAGATCTAATCTTACCTACTTTACCACCCTCTTGGTATCCTTTAGGTGTAACTTGTTTGTTGTATAATCTATTTACCATTTACTTTGCCTCCTTTTTTAGCCATTTTCTTTTTCATGAAAGCTTTAAGGCCAGGATTTAATTTTGCTAATCCACCTTTTTTCATAGCAGCTTTTCCAAGATCTTTTGCACCCTTACCATCAGCAGCAAAGAACGGAACTTTTTTTCCACCCTTCATTACCATTTTAAGTTTGCCACCTTCTTTCATCATAGGTCGCTTCATCATCATGCCGCCACCCATTTTACCAACACGTCCACCTTTTTTATATCCTTTAGGTGTTACTTGTTTATTAAATCTATTGTTTGCCATTATTTTTTTCCTCCGTTTCTAAAAATTTGTGTGCCCTTTATACCATATATGCTCGCAACTACAAGGATCCAGAGGTTTGTGAACCATGACGGCAGCTGCGAAAACATCTCGAAGAATAATTTTACTTTGTCCATTGCAGTTGGGTCATCTGATATAACTGCATAGGCGAGCACCAACACGGGCAAACTGAGAATTATTAAAACTGCCTCGTCTTTCCAGTCTGACTGACGAGCTTCCAACAATTTTCCCTGGTAAGCTTCATCACCTCGAGCCATACGTTCAGCATGCATCAATTGTGCATCAGACATTGCCATCTTCGTCTTCTGCTTGTTAGCGTAAATCTTACTTCCAGCAGAAACGGCTAATTTTATTGCCGATAACCACATATTAGTACGCTTTAGAGTTTCTTTTTTTCTCTGGTCTTACAGCCCCTTGTCCTTGAACTTCAAGTTCAGGTTTTCCTGTACCAATATAGTTAAAAGCTTTGTCAGCAGTTGTTTTAGATCTAGGATCTATCTCAACACTCTGATCTGCAACTTTAACTTCTTTTATTTTATCTAGTCTTTGCATTTATGCTCCTTTTTTGACTCCTTTTATAACACCTTTGTTCTTAGATGCATAGAATATCTTTTCACCTCTCTTTTTTCCATACTGTTTCTTCATGGATTTCATGATTTTTTTGCCTTTTTTGTTCAATGGCATTAGTCATCCTCCATCATAACTTGAGCTTGTTGTATTCCTGACTTAGCAAGGCTAACTCCAGCTCTTAATTTTGATAAATCTTCGTTTTGTTCTAGTTTATCTTCAAAATTTTCACGTTGTTGCATCAATCTTGCTCTTGCAAGTTCAACTTGTGCTTGGTCATTGTCTCTTTTTCTCTCGTTTTCCATCGCACGTAGGTCAACTTCACGTGATTTTAGTTTTAGAAGTGGATCAGAGTCGAATTGTGATGTAATTTTCTTCTCTTCCTTCATAAAATCTTCTGTCATCTCTGCAACCAACACTGCTTTTCTAGCTTCAACAGCTTGGGAGATCTGTTGTAGCTGTTGTGCAGCGTTAGGATCAGTTGCAGCTTGTTGTTGTAACATTTGTAACTGCATTATTTGCTCTCTAAACTCTAATTGTACTTGTTCTTGTGCCATCAAACTAATGTGTTCTAAAATATTTTTTTGTATCGCTGCCATAATTGCAGGATTGTTTCTAACCATGTTAGTTGCCATGAAGTTTAAGTGAGCTGTAACGTGCGCTCTGTGATCTTGACCAGGGAATGCTTGGAAAGGTTTGCCACCTAAAGCATTAATGTGTTCTACACTTGGATCCATTGGAGCCATAGGTGCAGGAGGTGGTAATATTTGATCTATATTCTTAACACCAATTGCTTCGTACATTTTTCTGTAAGCAGAATATAAATTATGTATTTGTGGATTTGATTGTGCAAGTTGTAATTCTGTTTGTGCCATAGATATTCTTTGCGCCATTGAGAATATGTTTGGATCTGCAACTGGTATGATGTCTATTCTATCGTCAAAGTCTACTTGTTTAATGTTCCGTGCTCCACCGACCACGTCGTATGGATATTCTGGTGGTAAATATTGTGCAACTACTTTTGATAATAATTTAAATTCTTTTTTCATTCCTGCATACAATCTTTTGTGTATTGCAGACATGACCCGTGATCCACGTTCCAATAATGCGATTGTTGTTCCAACAGCCGCTTGTTGATTACCATCACCCACTTGCATATCAGCAATGGCCGCGAACCTTTGACCAGCGGATACAACAATACCCATTAATTGTAATAGTGTTTGTGACGGTTCTTTGTATGGTAATGGAAAGAATGCTTCTCTTAGGTTACCACCTGGTGCGTCCACATCTTTGAACTCACCAGGTTGTATTGGTGATGCTTCGTCTCGGACTCTCACTCCTCTTTGTTTAAATCCTGCAGGCAAATTAGATAGGGTACCTGCATCTAATAATTGACGTAAAGCAGAAGTTGCTGTTCTACTTAATCCACCAATCATATGAATCAAACCGAAGCCGTAAAATCCAAGTCCTGGAAGAAATTTAAAATGAACGAAATATTGGATTTTACTTTTCTTTAGATCGTTAGGATTGTAGTTTCTTCTAATAGATAAAATTTTTCTACTAGCTTCTTCTACGGTTACTATGTAAGGGAGCTTAATTCCTGTTGGTTCACCTTCAGAATCAACTTCTTCAAACCCTTCAAGATCTAAATTTATGTGGCACTCTAAAATATTATACATTGGTTCTTGTTTACCAGTTTTTTTAGTGCCTTCTAATTCTCGTTCTTTTTTCTCTAAATCATTATTTGTATCTGGTCCTGGTGGGCCAAGTTCTATATCAGAGTAAAAACCATTTACTTGTTGTTTACGTAAATCGTTTTCTGAAATTTTTATTGTGTGTATGATTGCTTCTGCATCATCCAAAGAGTTTGCAGTATATGGTACAATTAAATCTTCTGCTGGTACAAATTTAGAAACAGCTCTCCCTAATAACTGATCGTAATAAACTTTTTTAAATGTTGAACCTGCAAGTGGTAAATGAAATAACATGGAATCAAACTCTGGCTCGTACTCTTGCATTTGATCCATCAATAAATAATTCATGTAATCTTTTACACGTTGCGATTGTTGTTCTACAGGTGGACTTGTGATGCCAATAATCTGTGTTCTAACAGGTCCTTCTGCTGGTAATAATTCTTTGTAAGCTTGTGCTTGAAATTGTGTGACTGCTTCTGCTAATACTGGGTGAGTTGCGCCAGACGCTCCTTGAAACGGTTCTGTTCTGTTTTCGTATTTAAATCCTAAAAGATCTAAACCTTGAATGTATCCTTGCTCCCAATCTTTTCTGGAAGTTTTATAATCCATATAGTTTTGCACCATCTCGTTTCCAAGTGGATCTAAAATATCTTCTGGTAAAATGTCTGCTAAATTATCAAAATGGTTTTCTGTTCCAGGTATGTTGATTGCACCTGGTTCAAAATCAATCGTTGCACCACCATCATCTTCTGGTGTTACTTCTACAGGTGGTTTTTCTACAATCTCTTCTTCTTTGATGTCAACTTCTTCAGATGGTATTTCCAGTTCGGTTCTCACCTGATTTGGAAGTGACTTGTCTATATCTGCCATTTAAATTTCTCCAACCTTACGTCTTAACCTGTTTTAATGGAACATTCAACCCTTGTGGATTGGGACCTCTCTTTGGCGGTGGTCCAGATTTCACACCTCCTGATCCAAGTGGCTTGTCTATCATGCCACCATCTTTTTTACCTTCTTGAAACATTTCTGTCAAAACCAGCTGTATTGCTGCCATCTCTGACATATTACCAGCCATTTCACTGACACGTCTTTCAAACTCTTTCTTTTTTCCTGAGCTAAAATTTTTTGAAAATTTATCTGTTAATGACGACATTAGTAATAAGTCCTTTTCTTTTTTTCTTTGATCTCTTCCACATAGTCCTCTGGGTGATCTATTAGTCCACCCTGTCTAAATCTCATGATCGCTTGTGTGGTTGAGTCAACCAAATCATCGTGATCTCCATACGGAAAGGAAGCACACTCTTCAATCACTTCGTGAGCAAACTCTTCTTCAGGAGCCCATATCATACCAGATTCAAATAAAGGTGCAACAGCATTTACACGAGTATGCTTATCATTTCCACGATTGGGTGAAAAATTAGTTACAGGTATATCCATCTTTCTCAGCTCGTGAGTTAATGGCAATCCGCTTGCTTTAGACTCAATGATAACTGTTTCAGGCTGCCAATATTTATATTGCTCTAGTGCCACTCGTCTTAACTCAGGAAACTCATATCGTCCTTTGACTGCATCTAACAACATAAGATTTGCTCCAGAGTCTTCGTTAGGGTACCAAACACCCCATGTGGTAATAGCAGAATAATCTGATGTTTCTTTTTTCGTGAACGCTGTATCGTAGGATTGTATAACATGATAAATATTTGGCATGTAATCTTCTTGCCATTTATTCCACCACTCACGTTTTAATATTGCACCCTCCTCACTAGTTGGATTCTGCATCCACTGTGCGTTCCATTTTGCGTTTGGCAAAACTGCTTTTACTTTTTCTAATTCTTCTACACTCCAATATTCAGGCCATACTGGTCTATGATCCATGATTGCTGGAAACTCAACCACGTGCCACTTGTCTGCTTTTGCCTCTGTTTGAGATGCAATTAATTTTGCTGTTAAATCTTTTGTAGACCACCTTGTCATAACGATTACAATTTTACCACCAGGTTGTAAACGTTGACGAGCACCTGATGTATACCACTCGTATGCTTTTTCTAAAAGGTCCTTGGACATTGCATCTTGTTCAGAATGTGGATCGTCAATTATTAGAAGATCAGCACCACGTCCTGTGATTGCACCACCTACACCAGCTGCAAAGTATTCACCACCTTGTTCAGTTTCCCAACGTCCTGCTGCTTTACTATCTTCTTGTAATCTAGTTTTAAATAATTTTTGATATCTACTAGAATCAATTAAGTTTTTTGCTTTACGACCAAAACGAATTGCGAGCTCTGCCGTGTGAGTTGCTTGTATGATCTTGAGCTTTGGATCAAGGCCCACCATCCATGCTGGTAGCAAGTATGATGCAAATTCTGATTTGGTATGTCTGGGAGGCATGTTAATGATTAATCTATTTATGTCACCACGGGATAGTTGGTTAAACTTATCTGCAATGTGCCTGTGGTGGGACCCCTCTACAAAATCTGGCCAAACATATTTTACAAAATTTAAAAAATCATCTCTAACACCTTCTTTAATTTTTTCTCTTTTGCTTAAAAGTTTTTTTATTCTATATGGCTGTTGAACTTTTGCAGGTAATTTATTTTCATCTATTTTATTAATAGTTTCTTTCATATGGTACCAAAAAGTATTTTTAACCCCCACGGCTGTATAAATCAAGCATATATATACATACATTAGGATCCCTATCTATAAAAAAGGGGGTATGGGGGCTTCGCCACTTTCGATTTTTGGTGTGCCGTTGGGACCTCTATAAGATTAATGGACCACGCCACACGGGTCACGGCTCACGCATAAATGAAAAACCCCGCTAGTAAAACTAGCGGGGTCAAGGGAGTATTCTATTTGTATTGATTAACTAAAGTTAAAAGCTAATTGTTTTTCTTTTTTTGGTTGGTCAACCGCATCTTTTAAGAAGCTCTCACTTTTTTGTTGCTTAGCTGGTTCAATCCAATCTGGGTTCTTACTTATTCTAAAAGAATAAGACCAGAAATCAGTTGACCCGCCGTCAATGTGTTTGACGCCATCCTGTAGTTTTCTAAGGCAACGTTCAGCAAGAGCCATTATACATTGTAGCCGTGCATCCTCTTCATATTCACTAAAGCCGTAGACCCTAGCTATTTTGTCTTTATCTAAGGCTTCAACCAAGTACATTGTTTTTTTTCTCATCATTGTCCTTTTTTAGTTGTTTAATTTATTTTCAATAATTTGAAAATATTCACTTGATTAACATTTTTAAAAATGCTAGTCAAGGACTATCAAAAATAATATGGGATATAAAATATGAATAAAAAAGATAAGTTATATTCACGGATCACTAAACACGGTCAAGATTTAAAAGCCGTGTTTAATCTTGATCAGGATATAGACCCCGTCAAATTATGTAAACGGTTATTGAGGCTAGAGACTAAAGCCCATAAATTAGCCGTTGATTTTTGTAATGGGGTTATTGATCAGCTTGAATGGGATAAAAAAGCCGATCAAATACTAACCAAAGTTGAAACCATTTTAAATAGTCCAACTGGACGAGGTGTTATCAATAAAAAAGTTCTTTTTTTAAATGGGGACGCTAGAGGTTATGCTTTAAAAATAGATGATGAATATATTAAAAATAATAATTTTAATATTCATCGAGATTGGGGCGGTTATGGAATTATTGCCCCTGATTTTAGAGAATTTAACTAATTCCCTGAGCCGTGAGCATTGGTTCACGGCTCATTGTTTGGGGGGCGTGATAAAAGAAATTGGGATAAGTAGCATTTGAACCACGCCCAAACCCCCTGACAACTTATCCGTAGGTTATAAAGTTTTTAACCTACGGATAAGATTTTATTTTTATTTTATTTTTCAAGGCACAAGCTAGAATTTTCATTTAATAACGCACAAGCGGTCAATGATCCATGAACAACGGACAAGCGATCAAAAAGTTTGGAACGTGGCGCACGGCTCACGGCTTTTGGCAAGTGTCACGGGCTAGACACGGGGTCAAAATTAAGAAAAATTATATTTTATGCGCTTTTTTTATTCCGTGACATGGATAGTATTAAAGGCAATCTTGGCAATATCTTTTGTCAAAATTAGACCTATAATCG